GGACTTAAAGCAGAGGAAGGTGCAGAAATAACAGAAATGGCTTGCGCTGAATTTTATGAAGATGTATGTATAAAAACATATTCGAGCTTAGTATATACGTCAAAACCAATATCGGAATTTATAAAAGACTTGACAGGAATTTATTCAAAAATGTTATACCATGCGCCAATTTTAGACATGGTATTTGCAGATATAATATACCATTTTGATATTTGTGAAAATACAAATATTGTAATACATAATAAAAACTTTGATGTTCCATTTCTCGAATATTGCCTAAAGGATTATTATGTTGATGAATATTTAAAGGCATTTCGATCAGCAAATTTTATTTGCAGTCTAGAAATGGCAAGAAGTTTATTGCCTAACCAATCCCATAAGTTAGACGTCCTGGCTGAACAATTCGGGCATAAAGGTAAAAGTCATAGAGCATTAAATGATGTGTTAAAAACTGGAAAAGTATATTGGGAATTGTGCAAAATAGCCAAACAGAATATAATTAATAAAATTACTTAGGTATTGCCTATTGACATTATTGCTTAGGTATTATATTATTATATAATAGTATTATCAAATAGATTGGAGAATAAAACATGAATGAATCAAGAATGGAAGGATATACAAATCAAGATCAAACCGAATGGACGAAGATAGAGTTTGACAAGGTTGATTACATGAATAAGTTATATGAAAGAGCTTTAAGAGTTTATTGTGAATTAAGCGAAGACGAAAGTTATGGATTTAGACTTAAGATTATCGGATTAGATGACACGAAAGACTTTGAGTGTTTACTGGATGTAGAAATGTATATTTATCAAATTGAAACAGCAATAATGGAATTGAGCAAAGGGATAGCAACAGCTTTTTAAGCAGAAGGAGGAAGATTAATGAAGCAAGAGGTTGTAGTGGGGAAGACATGGAGAAGCAAGAATAGTATTCAATGTACCTTACCATTAGAAATGGCAAAAGACATCGGGATAGAAGTTGGTGAATCAATTGTATTTACTAAGGTCGGAGATAGCATAGTGGTAACAAGATTAAATGTAGAAGAATTCTTGGAAGAATTATAAAATTGGAGGATGAAGAATATGAGTAAATCAAATGAAAATATGAAAATTTATGAAACATGTAGGGAAGTTCCTAAGGAAGCTCAAAAAACGATTGGAGCAGGAAGATTAAAAGGATATACAGATATCAATCCAATGTGGAGGATAAAAAAGTTAACTGAAATGTTTGGAATATGTGGAATTGGTTGGAAGTTAAAAACTGTAAAAAAATGGACTGAGCAAGGTGCAGGAAATGAAGTGTTTGCTTTTGTTGACATTGAATTATATGTAAAAGTTAATAATGAGTGGTCGGATGCTATCGAGGGAACTGGTGGGCATAAATTAATAATCGGTGAAACAAAGGGATTACATAATAATGACGAAGCATACAAAATGGCAACTACTGACGCTATAAGTGTTGCTTGCAAGATGTTAGGTGTCGGGGCTGATATTTACTGGGATAAAGATAAGACTAAATATGATAAGCCATCTGAATCGATTAAAGAAAGTCCTATTAATGAAAAAGTTACCGAAAAGCAATTAAAAGAATTGTTCGACATATGCAAAAAGAAAGATATGTCGGAAGCCAAATTAAATGCAAGTATCAAAAAAACTTACGGATTAGAAGATAAGAAGGAACTAAATCAAGAACAATTTAGTGCCATAATGAAGTTCTTGAGCGGATTGGAGGATAAGAAATAATGAAGATTATGCATTTATACTTAAAACAAAATATGCCAGGGCGTGAGTTTATACACGCCCTCAAAAAGCTGGATGATGTGGAATGCATCGTAAGCTGGAAATATCAGAAAGTGACAGGAACTAGAATACTAAAAAAAATATTAGTCGTAGAGGCTTGCGAATTGTCCATGCTTGGAAATATCGTTAAAGGCACTAAAGATTTGATAGACAAAGTCGTATTTGTAGGCCCAGGGTATATGGCAGGTTATCCAAATGAAATTCCGATTTATGAAGAACAAGAATATCTCGATAATATTTTAGATGAGGAGGTTGAGAGCAATGAAGTGTAAAGTTTGCGGCAGTAATGCAATGAGCGATGATTTATCAATTTGCACATATTGTAAAAACAATTATTGTAGCTATTGCAATAGTCAATACAAAGGCATCTGCTACGATTGTGCAAAAGATATTGACAAGGAGAAAAATAAGAAATGATTACTTGTGGAAGATTTAGAATTAATTGCACTTTACCTGATGATGTATTAAATTCAGACATGTTTTTCAATTATCAAGACAACATATCAAAAAAGAATAATTGCAAATATGATATTCTGGATGAAAATACAACACTCAAAGATTTGAAAAACATTAGAGAAGTTTTAAATAAACTAAGATTTACATGTAATAAGCCGATAATTCTTAAAGGAAGGATGGTAAAATAGAATGTATATCTGTTATGGAGACGAAGATAGTTACAAGAAAGAGCTGGAAGAAATATTAATCAAGGAAGCTAAGAAGAAAGAGGAAGAAAGAGAAGCAAAAAGAATAGCAAAATTGTTGGAACAAAAGAAAGAAGTGTAAAAAATTGGAATTGGAAAGATGTATATTTTGTGAAAGAATTATTACAGAAAAGTTGAATAATATAAAAGAATGTCAAAATTGCGGAATAAGATATTGCATATATTGTAATGGCAGCAATATGGAAAATCACGACTTGTGTGACGTATGTAGAGAGTCTCTTTTGAACGATATGTTCTCAAGCAAAAACAAATAAATTTCCAAGGAATCAAAAGTCTAGTATTATATAGGTACTAGACTTTTTACTATGAATAAATACAAATAAAAAGGATGATTACATGACTAAAAAACAAGAACTATTTTGTGAGTATTATATCGAAAGTTTAAACGCTACCGATGCAGCCATAAAGGCGGGATATAGCAATAATACAGCAGCAGCCTTGGCTCATAGAATGCTGAAATTAGATTACATTTTAGAGTTTATTAGTAAAAGAATGGAATCTAAATTTAAAGTTATTATAGCTTCACAAGATGAAATTTTAGCGACTTTGACGGACATAATGCGGAAAAACGCATATGTAGAAATATCTTACATAGAAAAAAATACAGGGGAGTTGAAGACATATAAAAAGTACCCCACATTTTCAGAGGTTATTAAGGCAGCTGAATTACTAGGGAAGAGATATAATATGTGGAATGACAAACAAATAGTGGAAATCCAGGATCACGACATTCATGTGACAATTGAAGGTGATGTTGATAATGAATATCAGATTGAAGATTGATGTAAAAGTTTTTAATAAGATTTATAGGCAATTTTTAAATTGTAAAATAAGGACACAAATATTTTTCGGCGGATCCTCATCGGGAAAAAGTTATTTTTTAGCCCAACGTGCAGTAATAGATGTCTTGAACAACAGAAGAAATTATTTAATTTGCAGAAATACAGCAGTAACAATTAAAAAAAGTGTTTTCAATGAAGTCACAAAAGCAATTGACAGTATGAAGGTCAAAAAACTATTTACAATAAACCGTACAGACATGACAATTACATGTATAAACGGTTACCAGATTTTATTCGCTGGGCTTGATGATGTAGAAAAGATTAAAGGCGTAACGCCAATAAAAGGTATAATTACCGATATTTGGCTTGAGGAAGCAACAGAGACATCGTATAAATCATATAAGCAGCTTAGGAAAAGACTTAGAGGTAAGACGGATGTAATAAAAAGAATAGTATTGTCATTTAATCCCATATACAAACAGCACTGGATTTTTGATGAATTTTTTTTACACTGGGATGAGACAAAAGAGATCCAGGTCGTTAACAATGTACTTATTGTAAAAACAACTTATAAACATAATGCATTTTTGAGCAAAGATGATATTATAGAGTTAGAATCAGAAACGGATAGTTATCATTATCAAGTTTACACGCTTGGTAATTTTGGTATAATTGGAAATGTTATCTTTAAAAACTGGGAACAAAGAGATTTATCAGAAGAAAGAAAAACTTTCGGATTACTTGAAAGCGGACTTGATTTTGGATGGACTCACCCGAACGCTTATATAAAAATGTATTACAACAAAGACAGAAAGGTATTGTATATTTTAGACGAAGTATATATCAACAACGTAAATAACGATCAATTAGCAGATTTAATTCATAAAAAATACGAAGGCGAATTAATCGTCGGGGATAGTGAAGCACCATTACAAGTTAAAGAAATGTTTAGGCTAGGATTTAGAATAGTAGGAGCGCACAAGCCAAAAGGTAGCGTAGAATATGGGTATAAGTGGCTATTGAAGCAAAAAATAGTCGTTGATGTAAATTGTACTGGCACAATAAAAGAATTAAATATACATAAGCACAAAGAGGATAAAGATGGTAATCCTCTGAATATTCCTGAAGATAAGAATAACGATTGCATTGCTGCAATAAGGTATGGCATGGAATATCAGATGAAAGAATCTTCTGGTAGTGGTGTATATTAGATAATAGATAAAGAGAGGTGAAAGATTTGATTTTTGATAAATTCCTAAAAATTTTTAGGCAGAAAGCAGTAAGATATTTATTTTCTATTAACTATGGTAATCCTAAATGGTCACTGGTAAATGATGAAAAGTTTATTCGTGAAGCTTATGAGCAGATAGTTTGGGTATATAGTTGTGTATCGATGATAGCTAGTTCGGTGGCAAACGTTGATTGGCTGTTATATCGCAAGATAGGAAAGGAAATTGAAGAGGTTGGCAATCATGTAGTGCTGGATTTACTTAACACGAAAGTAAACGATAATATGTCTTCCAGAGATTTTTTTGACCTATGGGCAACTTATTTAGCATTGAATGGAAAATTCTACGCTACCTTTGATAGTCCGATTAATCCTAGTATAATTGAGCCGTTAATACCATGTTATACCAAAGTTATTCCAGATAGAGAAAACTTTATATCTGGGGTGGAATATAGGATTGGTGGAGATAAAACAAATTACAGTAAAAATCTATTATTGTGGTCTAGATTTTATGATCCATTAGATTTATATGAGGGGTTATCGCCGATAAAGGCACTTGCAAGGACGCTAGATACTGAAAATAGTGCCATAGACTGGAATAAGAATAGCCTTGATAATAGTGGAATTCCACCAGGCGCATTATCGTTGATGTCGCCAACTCCTGGACAAATAGAAGATGTTAAATCAAGATGGGTTGATAATTATGCTGGCAAAAATAATGTAAGAACACCCTTGATTCTTGATGCAGAAAAAGCAAGTTACGTAAACTTTGGAATTAGTCAAGTTGATATGGATTTTGTATTAGGGCGCAAACTTAATAAAATTGAAATTTGTTCAGGATTTGGAGTACCTGGACAAGTAGTTGGAGATCCAGAAGGACAGACTTATGCAAATTATGAGGAAGCGGTAAAAGCATTTTGGAAAAATACAGTTATACCAAAGTACCTAAATCATATTAAGTCAAATTTAAACCTAAATCTTTTGACTAAATTTTTAGGAACTCAAAACATGTATCTTGATTATGACTTGGA